ATACTATGTACCTAGTTCTACTGAATCTAACGCTGCTGATTTAGTAGACTTTAGAAAACTAGATGCTCCGTCTACTAGCCCAGAGTCTCAAGAGCCTACTTATGATACTAGAGAGCAAGCTCTTAGACAAGCTTATGAAGATAGAACTACATCAGTAGTAGAAACTCCTTCTTTTACTTTAGATGATTTAGATAACGATGAAGCTTTTCAAACAGTAGCAGGTCGTTTCTTACAATCTATAGATGAAGATGATGATATATTTGAATATCTAAGAGATGAAGACTACAGAGTTTCTAGTGCTTTATACAGAGGTTTTACTTCTGGTAAATGGACAGACCAACAGAAAGAAGATTATGCTTTTCTTAGATCAGCTTTTGATAAGGCAGACGTAGGTAGTTTTTCTAATATGGTAAAAGCAACTGCTGATGGTGTTATTGATTTTGTAACAGATCCAATCCATTTACTTTCTCTTCTAATGACAGGTCCTGTAGGACTTGGTGCTGCTGCAGTAGGAACAAGACTTGCAGGAACTAAATTAGCTTCTAACCTAGCTCAATCTAAAGCTCTTAGATCAGGACTTAAAAAACTTAGAGATAACAAGACAGGTACTGGTATTAACTATGCTATTACAGAAGGCATCGTACAAGGCACAGGATCAAGCGTAGGCAATCAAATGATTGAAGTTAATGCTAACCTTAGGAATTCTTTTTCTCCTACTGAGGTGGGCTTAACAGGCTTAATAGGAGGTGCTGCAGGAGGAGTTTTAGGTTTAGGTGGAGCTGCTTCTGTTATAGGACTTCGTAACTCTAAATCATTAAAAAGAATTAGAGAGCGTATGGAAGCTAAAAAAGAACCTAAAGATGTTGATCCTGAGTCAAGAAGTGAAACAGCAAAACAATGGGAAAAAATTCAAGAGTCTTTAAAAAATATTACTATTGTTCCTAAAACAGCAAAAGAAGGAGCTAGTAAGTTTATACTAGGTTTAACAGGTAAAGCTACTGCTCCGTTACTTAAATATGTTAAAGACTCAGAATCTATAGAAAAGTTTTTAACTGCTATAAGATATGATGCTCTTAGAGATTTTACTACTGCTGTTGCTGAAAAAGCAGACATATCTTTTGGTTTAGCATTAGGAACAAGAACTGCTGAGTATAGACAAGCATTAAATAAAATATTTGCTGATCATAAAATTGAAAGAACTGGTTGGACTAATCACATAACTGCTGTACATAACGAACAGCTTTCGTTTCTTTTAAATCAACCTCAACTAATGGCAAGGATAGGTATACAAGAAGTTAAAGATAAAACAGGTAAAGTAGTTTCTTATAAATTTAAAGGTAACATAGATGAGGTAGCTGAAAAGTTAAATGCTGCTTGGAGAAAAAGCAGACCTATAGATATGGAAGCAGAACAAACTACTCGACTTAAAAGACTTTTTGGTGAAAAGAATGTAGATAGAAAAGCTGTTAAAATAAATGAAAATACTGTGATGGCAGCTTTGCGTATAAGAAAACTTACAGATGATATTTATAAAGATGCTACAAATATAGAGTCTGTTGACGGATCAGAAGTTTTTACTTTGTTTGAACCAGAACAAAAGATTGCTTTTTATTTTCCTCGTTTTTATAACTTAGAAGCTATAAAAGATAACCCAGAAAAACTTATTAAAATGCTTGCTAAGAGTAAGCACTCCATATTAAATGATGATTTAATTAGAGCAAAAATAAGAGATATTGATGATCCAGAAACAATAATAACAGGTGCAGATGTTAGTGGTTTAAAAAGAGATCAAGCTTATTTTAAAGATTTTTTTGATAGTATAGAAGGAAAACCTACTACATTTAAAGAAGTAATAGAGTTACGAAATAAAGCAGATGGTATAACTCAAACAGATGCACAAGTAGCAAAAGCTGCTAGACAGTTAAAAGCAGAAAGATTAGTTCAAGATTTATTAGATAAAGAATATCCTAGTCTGCAATTTGTTGATCCAGATGTTCCTAATAAACCTCTTAGACAACAAAGAACTAGAGTTTTCTATGATTTAAGTGATAAAGAATTAATTGATAATGGGTTTATAGAAAACAACATAGAACAAATATTTATAAATTACTTTGATGATATGGCAGGTGCAATAGAGCGTAAAAGATATTTAGGTGTAACTCTAAATGAGTTCCAAGATAGGTATGCTAAAGGTGTTAAAAATGATTTAATAAACGCAGGCTACAGTAAAGAAGAAGTTTCAGAAGTACTAGAAAGAATGAAAGATACTTATGAATCTGTTACTGGTACTGCTCCTAGAAAAACACCTTTACTAGGTGACAAAGGTGTAGGAGTGCAAAACTTTTTAAAACTTACACAGCAATTAGCTCACCTTCCTTTAGCAACTATTTCAAGTTTAACTGAGCCTTTAATTGTTTTAACTAAAATAGATCTTGAAGATACACCAGACGCTTTTAAAGCTTTTGGAAGTGCTGCAGGAAAACAAATGAAGAAATCTTTTAGTAGATTTTTTACTAGGCTTGATGGTGCATTAAAGAAAACAGGTGTCACAAATAGATCAGTAAAAGGCTTTAAAGATTTAACTGACGATGAGTGGGCAGAAGCTTACTCATTTAGTATAGCTACTGAGTATTCTGCAGCACAAAGACTTACGTCTATGTATGCAGGATCTGTTCAAGGTAAAGTAACTGGTGCAATATCAGAATTGTTTTTTAAAGCTACGTTACTTGCTCCGTGGACACAAGCTGTACAGTTTGGTGCTTTTAAATCTTCTAAAGGTGTAATTAAAAGACTTACTAAAAAACTAGCAGATGGTGGTTTATCAGAGTCTGAAAAGAAAAGAACAATAACTAAACTTTGGCAGATAGGAATAGATCATAAGAAAGCAGTAGCTAATTACAAGAAGTCTTCTGTAAAAGGAGTACTTGATGATGCTAAGTATGAGAATAGTGCATTTTATCAGAATGATGTTTTAGCTTCTTCTAATTTATTTGCTAGAGAAATAATTCTAAATCCTGCTGCTTCCGAAGCTAACAAGCCTTTATGGTTTAACAGTCCTCTTGGACAGCTAGCAATGCAGTTTGCTTCTTATCCTACTGTATTTAACAATACTGTTCTTAAAAATATGGTTAGAGAAGTAAGTCAAGATCCTATAAGAAATGCACCTAAACTTGTAGCTGCTACATCTTTAATGACAGGAGGAGCTATACTTACTAATGCTTTCAGAAGTGAAGGCAGAAGTTTAGAAGAGTCAGACACTCAAGTAGTTGCTGATGCTGTTTCTAGGTGGGGAGGATTTGGTCCTCTTGATTATGGATTTAGATATGCAAAAGGTATTGAGTATGGTGGGTTTACAGCAGGCTCTACACTTAAAGCTCCGTTTGGTCCTCTTGCTGCAGACCTTATAGATGCCATACAGTTTAGACACACTCCTTTACAAGTAGTAGCTCAGAACGTGCCTTTTTATTCTGCTCTTCCAAAAGAAGGAAGAGATGCTGTTAAGTCTTGGGCTAGAGGAACTAAATCAGAAAAGGTGAATAGATTACAACCTATTATAGATAACAGAAGATTTGCTAAAGGTGGTAGAGTTAACGTGCCTAATGCAGTTGAAGAACCAGAAGAAAGAAAAATGAGAGGTCTTCCGTTTACATACGCTGACTTAGGAGGTCCATCAGTCCAAGACAACGAAGACAGGCTTGGTTTTGCTATGGGTGGAGAAGTAGACACTCCTGAAAATAATAACTATGCTTTTAGTGTGTTAACAAAGAATGATGACTACGGAAGATTTTTAGAAGATAGAGATCCTATACAAACATACGAAGATAGTGAAATGCCAGAAGATACTAGCAAAGAATCTTACTTTGTAGGTCTTGAAGAAAATAACTATGATGCAATAAATAGAAGAGTAGAAGACTCTATAGGTTTAGATGTTTCTAAAGTTTCTGTAAACATTAGAGGTGCTAACAAAGTAGAAGGCAAAGTTAAAGTTATGAATACTTTAGAAGTCGATGAGCCTACAGTAGAAGCAATACTAGAAAAAGTAGAGCAAGCACGAACTATGCCGAAAGATGTAGAGATTATAAAAGATATTAAGTTTGAGTTGAACGCTAGAGACTATGCGTTATCTACCGAAGGAGGTAGTAAAGAAGGATCTGACATGATGCAGAAAAGTAAAAGCGTAGTAATTAAAGATGGTTTATTTAACTTAGGTTATGATTCTGTATCTTACAACGGAGGTAAAAATATTGTGTTGCTGAAACACAACCAGTTTATACCGACTAAAATTGAAAAGAATATGGTTCGTAAAAAAGTTTATGGTGGTGGTCTTATGAGAACTTTGAGAAGACGCTACGATATAGGAGGAGCAGTAGAAGCTGTGCTTGGTATCTTTTCTAAAATTCCTTTGACTAAAAGATTTTTAGATATACAACATAAACGAATGAATATTGAAGATACTGATCAGAATACATTTGCAGAAAACTTAGTTAGGTACGCTGACGAAATAGCAGACGTAGAAACTAAAAATAATCCTAAAGAAATATCTATTGCAAACGCTAAAGGTTTACATCAATTTAAAGATGAAACTGTCAAAACAGTAGTGAACAATTTTCTTAGTGGTAGAATACCTGTAGATCAAAATATTATAGATGCAGTTGTAGCAGCATCTAAAAAAGATCCTCGTGATTGGAACAGAGATGAATCTAACTTAATGGTTTTAGGTCACATGTTTTTGACAGCAGAGAAAAAAGAGTACAACGGAGTTACTATGTCAAGTGATCCTTTGTTAAGAATAATAGGAACATCAAAAGAACAAGACGATGGTTACAAAGAAGCTGCTGAGTTTTTATATATGAAGTTTCATTGGAGAGGAACTAAGCAATCTCCTGAATATAATCAAGCATTAAAAAATATTAGAAATAGATATAATCTCTCTTCTTCTTTTATATACGGTCCTGCACGAATGAGAGAAAGATCTTTTTCAGATGACACTCCTTCTCCTGCTCCTAGACAAGATGAAAATCTTAGAGCAGGTGTTGCTCCTATAGATAGCTACCAAAACTATTACAAACCTAGTATCTCTAATCTTCCAGAAGAAGAAAGTGTATTTAGTAGATTAAAAAATGTATATACACTAGCAGCTAATAAAAAAATAGATCCTAACAATAAAAGTCCTTTTGAAAGGAATCCTGTGATAGATACTTTTTATGATGAAGAAGTGATAGAGCCTAAAATGATTGAGCCACGACCTCGTATTGTAGATCACTATTTAAAAGAAAATCAAGACGCTTACATAGCCGAAGAAACTAAAAAGTTAAAAGATTTTTTACTTCCATTACCAGACGGAACTTACAGAAACTATCCGTCTATGAGTGATGCTATAGAAGAACCAGAAGTTATAGAAGTACCGAAAGAACCAGAAGTACCGAAAGTAAAATCTAGAGAATTTGGTAGGTTTGAATTGCGTAAACATAGTAGAACAAGTGACTATACAACTTTAAATTTACCTACTCCTAGAGATCCAACTAAAGAAGAAGTAGACGCAGAATATAGAAGACGCTACGAGTTAGATGTTGAAGCTGGTAATGTTCCTGAACTACAAGGATATAGAGGAACTCATGAAGGAGTAAGAGAAGTACTTGCAAGATCATATAAGAAAAGAAATCCTGATGCTAAAATTAGGAACCCTTATAAGGAGTTATAAATTGAACAAAGAAAAACTAATTGAAGAACTTAAACGTGACGAAGGTGTAGAACTACGACCTTACAAATGCTCGGCAGGATTTTTAACTCTGGGTGTAGGTAGAAATATAGAAGAGCGTGGTATTACTATGGATGAGTCTGATTATCTTCTTGCCAACGATATAACAATTTGTGAAGAAGAAGCTGCTAGAGTTTTTAAATGGTTTGCAGATCTAACAGACGTTAGACAAAGAGCTATTATTAACATGATATTTAATCTAGGTTTAACAAAATTATTAAACTTTAAAAACTTCCTAGCTGCTATGGCAGCAGAAGATTATGAAACTGCAGGTAAGGAAATGCTCGATAGTCGTTGGGCTAGACAGGTTGGTAACAGAGCAGATAGATTGGAGCAGATGATTGTTAACGGATGATATATTAATTATGTATCTTGAAGATGACCTCGACAGAGCTTATCGGATAGACTGTAAAATGCGTTCAAAAGTAGACATACCTTGGATTAAACGTGAAGAGTTTAGAAAAGTCTATGAAGAATTACTAGGTGCGCATTTAAAGGGTGTGCCTGACATGCCATTAGAATTAGCTATGCAATCAGTAGAAGAAATTTTATCGAATGAAAGCATACGCTTTAACAAAGAGGAACTAAAAGAGAAAACAAATGAAACTAAACTTACTTAAAAATGTGAAAAATATTATAGGTGCAGTAGCTCCTACAATCGGAACAGCTCTAGGTGGACCAATGGGTTCGATGGCTGCAAACATGGTAGCTGATGCTCTTGGATGTGAGCCAACACCTAAGAAAATAGAAGCAGCAGTACAAGCTGCAACACCTGAACAGTTAGCAGAACTTAAAAAGATTGACAAAGACTTTGAAGTTAGGATGAAGGAATTAGATGTTGATCTATACGCACTAGAAACTGCAGACATACAAGATGCAAGAGGAAAGTTCTCTAAGGACTGGACATCTCGTATCATGGGTATAGCTGTTGTTGGTGGCTTTATGGGTTATATATTCCTAGTCACGCTCCAACCTCCCGAGCAAAACTCAGAAGCGTTAATTAACTTAGTTCTCGGCTACCTTGGAGGACTTGCAAGTGCCGTAATCAGCTTCTACTTCGGAGCAAGCAACACAAAAGGAAAAGACGATGACTAATATAAATCACACACCTCAGTACAAAGCTTTGAAAGCTGTATACAAAGGTGAAATAGCTAAAGCAGAAGCAAACCTATCTGTATACTTTAAGAATAGTGTAGGTGTAGGAGAACACGCAGACATTGTAGAAGTTATGGATGAACAACTAGATAAACTTGCACAGGCTAAAGATAAACTAGCAGCATTAGAGGATTTAATTATATGAGAAAAGGTGGATTTAGAAACCAAGCTAGAAGACAACAAGTAAGAAATAAAGAAAAATTTAACTTTAGAAAACAACAAATAAAACTAAAAGAGCAACTGGATTATTATAATGGCAGTCAAAAAGAAAAAGAAATCAACCGTAAACAAAGCAGGTAACTACACTAAACCTACTATGCGTAAGAATCTTTTTAACAGGATTAAAGCAGGTAGTAAAGGTGGAAAAGCAGGTCAATGGAGTGCTAGAAAGGCACAAATGTTAGCTAAACAATACAAAGCAAAAGGTGGAGGGTACAAATAATGTACGGATCTAAAAAGAAAAAGATGATGGGTGGTGGCATGGCTAAGAAAAAGCGCATGACATATAAAAAAGGTGGAGGTGTTAAACACTATAAGAAAGACGGTACTGAGTATAAAGGTTCTAGTCACAAGATGCCTAATGGAGAACTACATACAAATAAAACACACACCAAAACAAGCGTTAAACTTTTTCACTTTAAAGATCTTTCTAAGAAAGCTAAAGTAAAGGCTAAAAAGTAATGGCACTCAAAAAGTCTCAGAGGTCTTTAAAGAAGTGGACAAAGCAGAAATGGAGAACTCCAAGTGGTAAGAAGTCTTCTGAAACTGGTGAAGTCTATGCTCCGTCTGCAAAAATTAAAAGGCTTAAGTCTACTCCTGCAGGTAGAAGAAAACTTGCAGCAGCTAACAAAAAGAAACGTGCTGCTACTGCTAAAGGTAAGCAACATGCTAAACATGGATTACATAAAAAGAAAAGGAAGAAGAAATAATGGCTAAGAAGAAAGACTCAAGGCTTGCAAGAGCAGGTGTTTCTGGTTTCAATAAACCTAAACGTACTCCAAGCCATCCTAAAAAATCTCACATTGTTGTAGCTAAAGAAGGTGATAAAATAAAGACTATTCGTTTCGGACAGAAAGGAGCTAAGACTGCAGGTAAACCTAAAGCAGGTGAGTCTAGACGCATGAAGATGAAACGTAAATCTTTCAAGGCTAGACATGGTAAAAATATTAGAAAAGGTAAAATGTCTGCAGCTTATTGGGCTGACAAAGTTAAATGGTAAAACATGGAAAGTATGTTTGTACTTGTAGCTGAACTTGGATTACCTGTTGCAGGTGGTCTTATTATGGCATACTTTATTTTTCTTGTTATGAAACAACTAATGGATGGTCTTGTAGGAGAAATACAAACTGTTCAAGCAATATCTAAAATGCTTATTACCAGAGCATCTACAATGAACAACGATATGATAAGAATAGACACTAGCGTTTCTAGTGCGTTAAATCTTTCTCCTGATTTAGAACGTATAGCTAGAGCAGAAAACTTTGTAGAGGATGGTAAAATAGATGCAAGACGAGATTAATTATGCACCAATAGGTGACGTAGAAGCAGCAGTAGATGGTATCTTTGGTCTTATATACCTATATCCGTCAGACTATTTTATTGTGTTTGGTTCTCTTAGTTTGTTTGCTATTTATGGCTTATCAATTTATGCAGGAATAAAATATATACAAAAGAAGTTTAGATAATGGACATAGTACAAGTAGTGTCTGACTTCGGGTTTCCAGTAGTCATGGTCGTAGGACTTGGCTACTTTGTTTATTTTGTATGGCAAACAATTACTAATAAAATTGATCCTGCTGTACAAGAAATGAAAGTAACTATTATTAGATTAACAGATCAACTTAGGTTGTTAGATCAAGATATGATTAGATTACAACAAAAAGTAAATACTGTACTTGAACTTAAAGAAGAGAACAGATTAGTAGATGATAAAGAAAACAAAAAAAATTCTTGAAGAAATATCAGTAAATACACTTATTAATTTATTATTTGTGTGTAATTTTATTTTTTTATTTATGTTACTTTTTTTTAGTAACGCATTAAAAGCTGATGAAATACTTTACAAGTTTAAAAGTCCTAGCTTCTCTGGTATAAATACATCAAGTCATTACCTTACAATAGAGAACCAAGAGTCTACAAGAGTTAAAGATATTAAAGAAGAGATAGAAGCATATAAAGATGAACTAGCCAGAGAAGCAGACAACACTACACTTGCAAGGTTTATAAGAAACTTAGAAAGCAGAATCTACGCACAGTTGTCACGACAAATGGTAGAGCAACTGTTCGGAGAAACACCACAAACATCAGGTACACTTGAGCTAGAGGGCAACACTATTGAATACAAAGTTGAAAATGAACTTATCACACTTACTATCACAGATGAAGAAGGTAGCGTTACCAGTATTTCTGTGCCTATCGGCAGCTTTACTTTCTAGTTGTGCGCCAAGATATAGTTCTTTATTACAGGAAGGTGGTCTTCCTTATATTGTTATTGAGAAAGCTTCTGTATTAGATTTACAATCAGAAGAACTAAAAAACATACCTGCTGCAAAAAGAAAACCAGTAATAGCTATTTATCCTAATAGCTTCAAAGATCAAACAGGACAAAGAAAAAGCAACGGACAGTTTGCTTTGTTTAGTACTGCAATAACACAAGCACCAGAAGCTTTTCTTATTAGAGCTTTGAAACATGCAGCAGATGGTGAGTTCTTTCAAGTGGTAGAACGTGTGGGTTTAGACTCATTAACCAAAGAAAGGCAACTTATACGCAGTACAAGGGAATCTTTTGAAGAGGACAGTGCTGTGAAACCTCTTTTACTAGCAGGACTCATGGTACAAGGAGCTGTCCTCTCCATAGATAGGAACATAAGAAGCGGTGGAATGGGTGCTAGGTACTTAGGCATAGGATCTAGTAAAGAATACAGAGAAGACTTAATAACTATATCACTTAGATTAGTTTCAGTATCTACAGGAGAAGTTCTTATAGAAGTATTAGTCAACAAGAGTGTTATATCAGTAGGACTATCACAAGATCTATTTCGTTTTATATCAAGTGGAACAGAACTTGTTGAAATCGAGGGAGGAGCATCAGAGAATGAGTCAAGTTCTTTAGCTCTTCAACAAGCAATAGAAGAAGGAGTACTGTCTATAATTAAGACAGGTATAATTAGGAGGTATTGGGAATATGAAAAAGTTAATTAGTATGCTAGATTGTACTTTATTTAGTGTAGCTGTAATAGCAGGTAGCGTTTATTTATTTAATGAAGTTAGAGCTGATGATAATGAAATATATGTAGATCAAGTAGGTGCTACAGCAAATATAGATCTTGAGCAGCTTGGAAGTGGTAACATAATCGGAGGTTTACTATCGACACACGGATCTATGACTCCGTTTGATCTTGATGGTGCAACCATGACGCTAGATGTAAATCAAATAGGTAACAACAACAAGATGCTTGGTGATATAAATAGTGATACATTTACTGGTGTCTTTGATTTTGATGGTGATACTAATAGTTTCACTATCCAAGTCGATCCTACAAATACTTATTCGGCAGACAACTCAAATGTAAACGTAGACGTAGACGGAAGTACAAATACATTTACTCTTGACCTAGCTACTAATAGTTTATCTAGTGGCGCAGATATTGACACTATAGTACAAGGAGATTCAAATACTGTGAACATTGATTTAGATGTAGACTCTGCTACAAACTACATAGATCTTGATGGTGACAGTAACACAGTTAATTATGATGGAGATGGGTATGCGTCTGGGTATTTCAAGTTGGAACACGATGGTAACTCAAGGTCGTTTGCTATTGATCAACAGTCTACTTTGGATAATGACTGGTTGCGCATTGTGTCTGACGGAAACAACGGAACAGTATGCGTTAATCAGGACGATCAAGGCACAGCAGTTGGATGTTGATGTAGGAAGCATAACAGAACTAAACGGAAACACCAGAGTAGTAAGAGACAAACCATACGAAAGTTCTATAGACTTTTCTCTTAATGCTATGGACAAACTAGAAACTGCGCAAGGCAGAATGGGTGTTACGTTTAGAGATGAAACTACAATACGTCTAACAGAACACAGCAATGTTATTATTGATGAGTTTGTGTTTGATCCAAATCCAAGTAAGTCTAGCATGGCTCTTAACTTTGTTAAGGGTACTGGTAGATTTATATCCAGTAAAAAGAAACGTATACCTAACGACAACATTACTGTAAGGACACACGCTGCTACCATTGGAATAAGAGGTACAGACTTTACAATAACTGTAAAAGAAACTGGTGAAGCTTTGGTAATACTTTTACCTGATGAGTTTGGTAATGCTAGTGGAGAGATAACTGTAAACACAGCGTTAGGACAAGTAATACTTAACAAACCTTATGAAGCTACTACAGTCTATAACTTTGAAACTGCACCAACTCCTTCGGTTATATTAGATCTAAGCATAGACATGATAGACAACATGCTTATTGTTAATCCACCAGAAAGAGAAGAGATAGAATCAGATGAAGGTAACGCAGTAGCAGATAACATACTTGATGTAGACTTGTTAGACTTTAACGAGCTTGACACAGACGAGTTACAGGAAAACGAATTAGAATATACAGAGCTAGATATAGACTATCTGGCAGGTAATTTTCTTGAAGATCTGCTAGATATAATTCAAGATGTTGATGAACTTAGTAAAGCTGAGAAGTCTTTATCGGCTGATGGAGTTAAAGGAACAGCAGTCGGTTATGATAGTGACACACAGATAAGCACCTTTATAACTGATACTCACCTAAAGTTCTTGCGTCAGATAGAAGATACATTAGAAATGAAAGTAGATAAAGCAGGCTCGTACAATATTCGTATTGAGCAAGAAGGTAAGGTAAATCAGATCACTACCAACGGAGGTAGCAGTTCTAATATTACAATAAAACAAGGTAGTTAGAAATTATAGTGGTTTCTATTTATAGGAACTATATTTTTTCCTTCTAATAAAGGAACAGATATAGATATTCTTTTAGATAAAGGTACAGCAGCATGACCTATTCCTTTTGGAATGTAAAGCATATCTCCTGCAGTTAATTTAAAAGTTTCTACATCGTTTGCATTGTTTTCAAGACTATTACATACAGTCCATTGTACTGAACCAATGCAATGTACTAGAAAATTATCATCGTGATCTATGTGTGGACGAAAAGATTTTCCTTTAGAGTTTCTACTACAATAAAAATGAGCATCACACGCACCTTTAAACTCATTCTCTATAGATTCTGCTATATTTGAAATACTTCTAGTAAGCATGGATGCTTTAGTTAGTATAATAGATGCGTTGTTATTCCAAAGAGTATGTAAATATTTTTTATCAAAGTAATCTTTTCTAGCCCATGAAGTTTTAGGTCCTTGATAAAGATTATTTTTTTCCATACAAAGTTTTTTACCATTAGGTAGTATAGCTTGTATGCCTGCTACTGATCTATCATTATTAATGTACTCAGAAAGTCTATGCCAAGTAATAATATTACTGTACATAAACCTTCTAAATCTATTACCTTTAATAATACAGAATTTTTTATCTTTGTATTCTGTTTTAAATTCATCAACAGACATAGGCTCAATTAAACTTTCAAAGTCCACTATCCTTTCCTAGCGTTTAAGTCTGCTTCTATTTTATTATGTACAGCATCAAGCTCTCTAGTTCCACTTCTTATAACAGACTGTAATAAATTAAACTCCTCTTTACTTAATTTCTTTTGAAGTTGTGTAATGTCTGTCGTTGTTCTCTCGGTTATTAATTGTCCTTTCCTATTAAATAATATAGTATAACCTAGTAATTTAGCTTCCGTTCTTTTAGTTTTCATTAAATTATCTCACAAGTTCCTGCGCTACACGCAAGTTCTTTTGTATTCTCCGTGTTGTCTTCTTTTTCATATTCGGTAATTTTAGACCAGTCTACCTTGTCGGTTGTCTTTTTTAACCATTTCCTGTACTCATTGTAAGTTATCTCTTGATAAGGAGCTTGCTTATATGAGTGATCTGAGTATGGTAAGAAGGATATACCTGATATATCATCAAAGTTTTTATGTACCCAAGCACCTACTTCTAACCATTCGTTTTCTTTTACTGATATTGTAACAGAAGGTTTATGCTCACACCATTTATCTTGGTACTCTTTCCATATCTTCAAATGTTCTATTGCTGATAAATCATTCCTAGTCAATGCACCTACAGGACTCTTCATTGGAAAGTAAAAGACTAAAGTATGCTCTGGCTTAGTAAGATCATCTTCATTGTATACTCCTGCATCAACCATTAGTTTAGCTAAAGGATCTTTCTTGTCTGCCCTTACTGTTCTAAGATAATATCTACTATGTCTAGTATGAATACCAGAAGCACTATCTACTAACTGACTTACAGTTCCACTAGGTTTAACGCAAGTTATAGCTGCTGACTGTGGTATTCCTAGTTTCTTAGCCCATACTTTATTTACATCAATAGATACTTGTTTCAATTTATCTAAATCTATTTTACTATTTAGCATATCTTTATTATCCATGATGCCTGTTAAAGATACACCAAGTAAAGATTCTTCTTGTGTGTTTTGTTTCCACTTACTTGTCAAGTATCTAAAGTTTGTAAGCGTAGCTTGGAACGTACCAAGAATTGTAGCAGCTTCTACTTTATCTATCAAAGTATCTTCATTATCATCAGGTCTTACAACAACCTCAGTTAAATTACAGAACTGTTTGTTGCGTAGAATAATCTCACTACACGGATTACATCCAAAGTCTTTGTACTCCTCTCGTCTACCATTTTTAGCAGCTTGTTTCTCGGCAGCTTGTCTATTAAAGATGCCACGCTCACCGCTTTTAGATTCGTATAGTGATAACCACTCACGCATAAACGCACCTGTTTCTGCAGCATCTGTATAGGCTACAGAGTTATTAGACAAAGCTCTCTGCTGATTGTCTTCCCACCAAGCACCTGACTTAGCATTACGCATACGATTGTCTGAGAGGTTGCTGAGAGAGATTAAAGCACTTCTCCTTACTCCACCTACCACTACAACTTCTGCTACCTTACACATCAAATCATGACAGTCTATGGACACAAGCTTACGTTGTCCTTTAGACATAGCATCACGGAATATATTAATAGTAAACTCAAACAACTCTTCAAGAGGAGCAGGACCACTAGCACGACCACCAAATGTTTTAAGTCTAGCACCATAAGGTCTGATGTTAGACACATCCCAAGTGGGAATCTGCCCTGCATAAAGTAAAGATAATAATTCTTTGTAGGATTTAGCCCATCCAATCTTAGAGTCAGCTACCTTAATAACTGTATCAGTAGGAAACAAATCTTCTGGAAGATCTGGTAGCTCATTTATATACTGACGCTCTACGCTAAAGCCAACACCAGTACCACACATAAGTATGTATAGTGTTTCATCAAATGCTCTAGGACTATCTACAGCTACATAGCTACAGTTAAATCCTGCTACATTATCTTTTTGTAAAGCTAGTCCTGCTGACATCAATGCTCTCATG